GATTTGGAGGACGGCGCCACGACTTGTGCTTTGGCGGCTGTACCACTCGTATCAGCTGGCTGCGCCCCTACGCAAAGCCACAACAATGAAGCACGGGCCATTCAGTCCCGCATTGTTGACGTTGCAAACACCACGGCCTTCAGCGAGGAGATGATCTCTTACGCTGTTGAGTTCGTTGGTCATGTCGTCCCAGTGTGGAACAAGGGGGTTCCTCTGGAGATAGCAGAACTACGCCTGCTACAAGACAAACCCATGCAAATCTCTCGTCGCGTGCAAGAGGAGCAGCACCTCGCAGGTGGCTCAACCAATCTCACAACCAAATCCTTTCAGAAGAAGGAGGTGTATGCCAAACCAGGCGACCCACGCCTCATCAATCAGGTGCCCACTGACCACACAACTCGGCTCGGCTGTTTCTCAGCAGCTATCAAGAGCCACTTTCGCAAAACCGCAGGCCGATGGTTTTATGTAGGGAAGACTCCCCTGCAGATTGCCAACGGCTTGCGCGGGCTGCAGAGCAGTGTTGGCAAGCAACTGGTCGGTGGTGACTACAGCCGCATGGATGGCCGCACCAGCGTTGACTATCGGCGCTATGTGTTGGAGCCCATTTATATGAGCTACTTCGACTGCAAATACCATCAGGAACTGAAGAAGCTGCTGGAGAGTGAGCGCGCTGCGTTTACCCGTACCAGCAAGTTTGGCGTTCGCGCCAGCACCAGCGGTGCTAACCTATCAGGATCGGGCGTTACAACAGATCTCAATACGCTCGACGCCGCTTTCAACGAGTATGCTGCATGGCGCATCTACGGCTTAGGCCCCGGCGCTGCGTACTCAAAGTTGGGTGCTTACTTTGGTGATGACTCGGTGGTGGACCCAGAGATCTTTGACGATGTCGTCAAGGTCGCTGCCCAGAACGGCATGAAGATGGAGCGGGAGGACCTACCAGCGGGAGCTGGCCCGGGGTGCATCGTGTTTCTCGCACGTGTTTACCCAGATATCCGGACGTGCCTAGCGTCCCACCCAGTAGTGGTGAGAAACTTGAGCAAGCTTTGCGTCGTCACTGTCGGGCCCGCAGCCAGCCCGAAGGACCTGATGATCAAGCTGCACTTAAAGGTGAGCGGGGTATTAACTACTGATGGCCATGTCCCGGTCATTTCAGACTACGCCCTGGCTCTACGACGCGTGTATAAGTTGGAGCAATGGGCCGCCAAACCCTCAGAGTGGGACAGCGCTGCATCGCAGGACGCTGATTACTGCCGAAAGGTGGCGAACGGACCCTACCCATACCATCCTTCTGACCGCGACGTGCTGCTGCCCTCAGTGGCAGCCGGACTGGGGATCTCAGTGGAGGAAACCTTGTTGCTGATTGAGCGGATCAAAGCCGCTAACAGCCCTGCGGACCTCGCCTCTATAAGCCTTGCGAGGCCCAACGAGGATTTGCCCGAATGGGCACGCTGGGTCCCTATGCGCCCGCCAATATAAAGCCATGAAAATGGTTGCGGCTAATAACCGTAAGAAGAAGAACAAGGCTACGCGTAAATCTGTCGTAACTGTTCGTCGATTGATGAAAAGGAAGCGCATCGACGCCTCCTGGGTCAGGTTGCTGAGGGATCCTTGCCTTGGGCCGCTCACGCGCCCACCGTACGAAGGAACTGATTCTGGATACCTAATCCGGACAGTGGAGCAGAAGGGAATCACAGTCACCGGCACCTTCACCGTTGGTGTTGTTGCTCCAGTTGATGTCATATTCACTTACTGCCCCTCCTCCTACACCTCTACAACGGGATACGTTCTCGGGTCAGCTAACGCCGGTTCCAGCATCACCACCTCCGCCCTTGGTGGGGGTGCTTTTGTCGCGCAGTCTAGCACTGTTGGCCGCTTTCGTGCTGTTGCTAGTTGTCTTAAATTTGTGCCTAACGGCGCAGCGTTCACAAGGTCTGGCTCAATAGCCCCCTTTTACGACGCAGGCCAGGTCATTGCCTCTGGTGTCAGTGCCGGTGCTTCCCAGCTCGCAAATCGCGGGCTCCGCATCGATGCGATTGGCGCCTGTATGCATGAGATCAATTGGCTACCCACTTTCTCAGACGAGAGCTGGAACCTCGCTGGTTCAGCCTCTGGGACTGGTGGCGGCACAGTTGGCCTAGTTTTGCAGGGGGCGGATTCAACCCCCACCTCGACGACAGCAGCAACCTTGAACGGCTACTTTGTTATCACCACTGTCTGGGAGTGGTCTCCCAGCACAACCAGTGGCGCTACTTCTGGCGTCGTTGCAGAACCCGTTTCGCAATCTCGTTTTAGCCTGCGCGAAATGCTCGCAGGCTATGACCTTCGTCAATTGATGTTGCCCTGGGCCCAAGATATGGCCTATGCAGCTGGCCAGGGGGCCGCTGCTGTCGCTGCTGGCTACTATGCCCGCAGCTGGCAGGGATCTAATAGGCGCGGACCAGCGTTAGAGCTTTAGTTTCCTTCCGGTGAGGCCGGTTGGCGCCAATGTTACACGGGGCTTAGAGCCTGAGGGTCTACAACCGTGTAGCGGACAGTCCATTTTCGAGTGGCTGCTGGCGAACTGTGGAGAAG